ACGTCATCTGCGCGATATCACGTTCGGACTCGCCTTTCTCCGTCATCCGGCGGCCTTCGGCATCGATCCATTCAGCGGACTTTTCGTAACCGGCACGTTGAGCAGCTTCGGATTGGCGCGCGCGTTCTTCGGCTGACTGTTGTTGGTCCGTCGCCATCTGCTCAACTACGCGCTGTCGGCGGCTTTCCGCATCGATCCAGATATCGTCGTACTTTTCGTATTGCTTCGCCAGCCTGCCGAGCGTGTCCGCCTCTTGTTGCTCCGTGAGTTGACCGAGGAGCCGGCGCTTTTCCATCAGTTGTAACGCAGCCCTGTACGCTTCCTGCGCAAGTTGTTCCGCGGTCGGCGGTTTGGCGCCCGACTTACCTTTACTTGCCTTCTCCGTTTCAGTTGGCGATGAAGCTCCGGACTTACCGTTTCCGAATAGTTCAACCCAAGTACCGTTCTCGATAGCGTGCAATTCGGTTTTATATTCGGTTAACAGTCCGGTCAACGTCGTTAGGTCACTCTGCGCCTTCGTAACTACGCCGCCCATAGCGTCATGAGCACGTTTACCGACCATCTCGATTCCCGCGTTACCTTTTGCCCATTCTGCGGTTGCTGGATCGGCCGCCGCGACCGCCTTCAATGCCGTTATCTGAGCTTCTGCCGATTTAACTGCGGCTTCCGTCGTTCGGATCATCGACTTACGCTTCGCCGCTTCCGCCGTTAACATCGCATTAACCGAGTCCTGCTCGGCTGCGATCAACTTCCGCGTTAAGTCTTCGTTAGTAATTAGAAGACGTCCTTGAGCGTCCATCTCCGTTTGTAACTCCGGGTATCTGTCCGTCAAACCACGGACTACACGCGTCAACTCGGCGTTTTCATCGGCTGTCAATTTCGTCTTACCACGTAACTCGTCGTATCGAGCCGCTAGTTTTTCGGATTCTTTGATCTGATCCTGCTTCGCGCCGATATCCCGTAACGTTTCCATTCGGAGTTCACGCAATGCCGGTCCGGACTCCTTGATTGCCCCTTCCATGTCCTTGACGGCCTGCTCCGCCTCTTCCGCCGTATAACCCATTTCCTTCAACGTTTTGTCAAACTCTTTAATCGCGTCGGCCATGTCGAAAATGGCGTGCGTATTTTCGATCGACCCGCGGCCCTCTTGCGCTTCCGTCATACGGCGGTTGTATTCGTCCATCAACTTATTACGTTCGTCGAGGACGCTGTTTAGCGAGTCTATGTCGGATTGCATCGCTTTGATATCGTCGACCGTCCGGCTTGTCGGAGCTGCCGCGAGCTTATCGTTTAACTCCTCCTGACTCTTCGCAAACTTTAACGCCGATTCTGCCGCAGCATCCGCCGCAAGAGCGTACGAAGCAACGCCGGCACCTACGACCCCGATTGTTGCGATAATCCATCCAATCGGACCTAAACTGAGACTTAGCGCAATTGCCGCGATCCGGACCGCCGCCATAACGGTAATCAACGTCGTAAATACCGCAATGAGTCCAGTAACCGTAATTATGGCTGCCGTTACTCCCGCGATAACTTCTTTATTGGACTCCACCCACTTCGTAAAATTAACGATGATCGGAGTCAGCGTCTCCATGAACTTTTGTAGGACCGGGATATATGCCTCTCCAATTTCTGCCCGCGCCATCGCAATCGTCCGGTTAAAGTTGGCCGATGTGCCCGCGTAACCTTCCATCGCCTTGTCCGCATTACCGGTAAACAGCGCCGACTCTTCCATGATTCCGTTATAAGCCGCTTGGACTTTCTGCGCCTCCGTCAAGTTGTTCGCTGTCGTGCCGATTGATTTCGCGTACCGATCGTACATAACGGATAGGTTCGTCGTGATACCGGCCGCATCGGTTAACTCCGAATTGCCGGATTTAATACCGCGCATAACTTGTACGACCGCTTCGCCCCATCCGAGATGTGCTTCGCGGTTATATGCAGCAGCATCGGCGGTTGCATTAATTAACTCGCGCGTCTGTTCGAGGTTAAGTCCGGACGATAACGCCGTCTTGACCGCATTGGACGCTTCCGCAATCGACATAAATCCGCGGTCAGCCAAGTCTTCGGCCAGCTTCGTAGACTTTTCGATATCTACGTTGAGCGCCTTCGATACCTCGACGAGTCCTTGGATCGACATCGCCAGTTCGTTCGCTTCGTCTGCCAGCGTCTTGACCGTCCGTATAAGTCCGATCATAGCGGCCGAAGCGCCTACCGCCGTCAATGCCGATTCGAGCCCTGCGAAACTCCGCGTTGCCTTCTGTGCCTGACCGTCGACTTCCGTCAAGTCACGTTTCGCCCGCGTCATGCCATCGCTGAACTGTCGCATGTCCAAAATAAGAGAAGCCTTAATTGCACCGATATCCGTTGCCATTTATTTACTCACCTCCTTTAGACAAAATCAAATAGACGCTATCAGCATCCTAGCGTCTTCCCTCGATATCCACTCGTTATACTCTGCCTCCGTATTTTGGCGGTTTCCGTACCTAGTGTGGAATTCTTTATGGCAGTCACTACATAACGTGACGCCATTGTCTAAATCCAACCTTCGCGCCTCGCACCAACTGTACCCGTCCTTGTGGTGCGCGTTAATCGTACCGCCCCTAGCCCCGCATTTTTGGCAAGTATAATTATCTCTTTCGTATACAGTTTCTCGCCATTTGTCGTAAGCATAATAATCCCGGTTTAAGACCCGTTCCTCATCAGAAAGCTCGGGGTTCCACCAAGGGTTGTTTGCTCCTCTAAGATTGTCATTACGGCAAGCCCAGCACCTTGCCCCTCTTTGAAACCGATCAAAAACTGTGGTCGCTTCTCGCCCGCAATTACAGATGAAAGTTAATGAAGACTTGTTTCCGCTGTATTCTTTACTCAATAAAACGCATCCTTCGGATTCAAAAACACTTTTCACGAATTCGTAGGTGAGTAGATTACTGGCACGAAGTTTAGCAGATAGGCAGTCCCGACATCTCTTGCCCTGCTTGAAGTTGGCAAAGGTTATTTCCGCCTCGGTACCGCATTCGCAAATGTATCTTAACTTTGACGAATTTCTTGTGTACGTATCACTCAGTAACCTACATCCTTGACTCCGAAAATACTCTTTCACTTCAGCGTAAGGTATCCTCTTTCCAGTCCCCGCAGACTCTCTGCTGCACTTAATGCACCGTTTGGCTTTGATGAAACGGTTAAATGTCGTTATGCTACTTTCCCCGCACTTACATACGTATCTTAATTTATCAGTGGTGCGCTTATAGTCTGTAGAAAGCAGTCTACATCCGTACATTTGGAAGAAATTTCTGACGTATTCGTAATCATATTTAAGGTTTCTTATACGAACGTTACCTCCTCCCTATACGGCCGCGTAGCCGTTCGATAGCTGTCCGGTCAAATTCGTCATCTTTCGTTATTTCTTCGTCTTCATCCGTCAAGTCCGCGCGCAGTCCGTTTACGAACCGTTCGACAACGTCCTTATCCGCGCTTTGACTAACCGCCGCGATATTAAGCGCCATTAACCGGTCCTCTGCGATTGCTTGCGCCTTGTACCGGAGGATTTGCGGTAAGTCGATGAGGTAATATTCCGTTTCGAGGACGCGCTGACTAACGCCAAGCTTGACGGCCGTTTGCGTCAGAAAACCGTCTAACGTTAAACCTTCGGATTGCCGTCGGTCGGTTGCGTTAGGCCCATTCGGAAGTGACCGGCGACGGCCCGGAAGTTTTTTAGCGCGCGCTGAAGATCGTTCTTTTCGAGCGTCGCCCGGATAAATTCGGAGATTTCGTTCAGGTCCGCGTGCTTGGAGACGTAATCTCTGTCGACGTCCGCGAGTACGGCTACGATGTTAACCGCCTCGTCCAGCGCGAGCCCCGCCCCTACAATCGCGGTCGCCGCGAAGTCGTCCGATTTACGTGCGGACATTACGTTGACGATAATTGACGGCAGCGTTTCGATGCGCTCAAATAGCGCTTTATACTTTTCCGGCGTCAACTTCGGAACCTTGACGGACTTTTCGCCGAGGACAACGGTATCGTTCGATTTATTAAATAAGCGTGTAATCACGTTAATTTTCAGCTCCATTCGTGCGGAATAAAAACGAAGACGGCCCCACTAAGGACCGTCTGTTTGCGTTGATTAAGGAGTTGCATCAGGGTCGGCGTCCGGATCACCGAAAGAGATGAGCATACCGTCTTGCGCTGTATCCGGAAACGCGCGGAATGTGGTATTCGTGATGAGTTCGTTATCGTACGAGTATGTGTAGTTTAGATTGGACTGCGGGGCCGCTTTGTGAAGAATGACCGTATCGGCCGGCGTCGCGTAAATATCGAGCGGTTCGATTTTGACTTTCTTCGCGAACGGGAACAACCGCGCAACTACGGCCGCGCTTACGTCGACGCGTTGCTTAGTCGGGTCCGCTCCGTCCGTAACGAGAACGGCGCCGGGAATGATCTTCGAAAGCTTTTCGAGATCACGCTCCGCGATTGGTACCGCAACCGATGCCGTACGGCCCGTGATGATTACGTCTGCTGCCGTTGTGCCGAGCTGATCAATCGGAATATCCCGCGTTGTCTCCTCGTATGTGAGGACTACCCCGCCTTGCGTTTGCTCGAACACGACCGGGCTTGTACCGCCGAAGTCAAACGTTACGCGGGCCGGGCCTAGTGCGATCTTGTTTGCATCAACTGCCATTAAATGGACCTCCTTGTGGTCATCGCAAAGAGGCCACGCCGGAATGACGTGACCTTTACGTTGCCTTTATTAAGTTGTTGTTATATCGTTTGACCGTCTACCAACGTAACCGTAAAGTTGACGGAGTACCTTGGCCGGTTATTCGCGTCCTGGCCGAGGTACAATGGCGCGGATTGGTCAGCGAATGACGCGACAATACGCTGAGTACCGATGGCGTACGCTTGCCGCTGGTGGAATGCGTCGTATAACTCGTGTGCTTTCGCCTCGGCCGCCGGACCGGATTTATTCCGTATGATAACCTGGAACGATGGCCTCCGCGTAGGTAACCATTGACTCGGTCGGAATCCGCCGTGAATCCGAACATATGCCGCGTTGTCGCCGGCTGAACTCGGAAACTCGTTTTGGTAATACGTGTACGGTACGACGGCCTCTACGTATGATTTTAGTTCCGCTACGGTAAACACGTTCTACTTCAACTCCTTCCGGATTTCGGCCGCGATCCAACGGACATACTCGTCGGCGTACATTTTTAGCGGCTGTTCGAGATACTTCGGCTGCGTGCCGGGCGTGGTCGGATTCGCGAACGCATCGCCCATTTCGTGCGTTATGAGAGCGTAGTTTACACGGCCGTTTGGTCCGTCCTCGACCGTGCTATAGTAGACTTCGCCGATAACGGTTCCGTCCGCTTCCTCGACTTCTTTCCACGCGGAAGCCCGTAGGATACCTTTGTCTTTCGGTGCGAGTTCGCTAGACTGTTCGAGCAAGTCGTCGGTCGCATCGTGCATACCACGTTCAGCACCGGCGACGACCTTAGCGGCAGCTCCTGCAATCCACGCGTCGAATCCGGACGTATCAAATTTTAACGTCATTTCACGTACACCACCGTTAAAATCGGCTTACTCGATAACATCCGTTTGGGCCCGCCGTTAATCGGTTCGTATGTCCGCGCGTTCCCGTGCTCGTCCGTATACTCGATTCGAGCTCCCGGAGAAAGGTTCGGATACTTGTCGAAGTAGATCCGAGCCGACGCCGTGACCTCCTGACCGTGCGCGTCCGTCACGACTTGGAATCCTTCTTCGATGCGACAACGGTACTCAACCGGTTCCGGGTCAGGCTGCGGATTCCACGGGTCATCGTGGCCCGGCGCGTAAACGGTAACTCGCTGCTTCAACGGTATGATTGGCATATTACAGCACCGTCCATTTCGCGGCCCGTTTCGATAACTTGACGCCATTCTCCGCGCCGATAATATCTAGCGCCGATTGCGGTATCAACTTAGCGAGGTCACCGTCCGGTCCTGTAACGATGTCCGTTTTAAATCCGACGTTGAATACGGATGCGAGCCCGAACGTGTTAATCCCTTGCCGCTGCATACGGTTCGTATCGTTAAAAGCGATGCTCAGGACGTTAGCAAACTCGTATACAGCCGCATCGGGTATCGTATAGCGCGAATACTTAGTCGTCAGCGTGCGTCCGGCCACGTTGAGTATACGATTTTTCCGTGCGAAGTCGCTGTCCGTCCAATCCTCTACGTCTATACAATTGGCCGCGATATAGGCGTCCGCGTCCGTTATGCTAATCGCCATGATATCGCCTCCTTATT